TTTTCAAGCAGAAGACGGCATACGAGGTTCCTCTACGTCTCGTGGGCTCGGAGATGTGTATAAGAGACAGCATTGATTCATCATCGGAATCCATGTCAGTAGGATTTTCGCCTCGCGTATATCGTGCAATTCTTTCAGGACTAAATTCGAGTGCATCACCTGTAGATAATCCCATAACTGTGGTTTCATCATAACCCATAGCTATGAGATCAGACCTTGTTAGCATTTTACGGTGTGCAACAAAATTAGAATCAGCAATTGTTCTTGCTCGTTTACTAATTAAAAATTCTTCTGGAGGTACGTTTTCTACAACAACCTTGCCTTTGTTTGCTGTGCGTTTTACTTTAATATCATGAGAAGATAATGCAGGGGCAAGTTCTACGCCTGTCATTTCATCAATCATTGCTTCTTGCACAACGAAAGAATCTTGCTCAACGATTTCCACTTCTTCGTCTTGCATAATCATCGTGAGTTCATCGTCATTTATGCCATAGTATTTTTCTGTAGCTACATCAACCTTATCATCCCAATAGGCTTTTACAATACCAACTTTTTGTAATAACGCATCTTTAAACCAATCGTGCATAATTTCAAAGCCGTTATTGTCTTTATAGAATATATGGTTACAATATACTGTTGCTTGTTCTGCTAATTGCTCATCACCTTGATTAACAGCTTCAAATTGCACAGCATCATCAGATGATGTAAATACACGCATAATTTGTGGCATCGCACCATCAACAACCTCAGCTACCTCGCCTGTAACAATAGAAGATTTACCTTCAACCTCGTTACCATAAGGCTCACGCATATAGTATTCAAGTGCTTGCTGTCTTTCATCTGTTGTTTCAGTTTCAAGATAACCGATAGCATCATCTATTTCACTTTCAACTATGCTTTTTAGTAAGTTGTCATTCTTTTTTAATCGTTTAGCCATTTAAACTACCCATGAATTGTTTATATTTAGTGGTTTATTCCAATCTTCTGTGCCTTCATTTATGCCAACTGCTAAGTAACGTATTGCATCGGCAAAATGTGAAGTCCAATCATGCACAGGTTTGTCAAAAAACACATCCTGCTTATCATTATAAGTTCTTCTATAATTGCGAAGTGCTGTGACTAGATCTAATGTCTTATGATCAAACCAACAGCGCGGTAAAATTCGTCTAACTGCTTGTATTCCATCATCTACAGGTAGTTTAGCTACTACCTCACATTGCAATCCAAGTTCATTAAGTGTTTCTAGCCTGGATTTACCTGTTCCTAATTCTCTGACTTGCACATCATGCGGTAACAGGTGCGTTGCGTGTTGATATCCGTTATCACGAACCCAATTAACATAGTGTGCTAATCCTTTACCATGATTTTCATGGCAATCTATAATTCTAATTTCTTTTCCTACAAGTTGACATACAATAATAGCAGTAGAATCGCCTACACCTAAGTCCCAAGCAGTATATGTTCTCGCTAAATCATCGTATGGAACTTCAGTCATACGACCTTCGCTTTCTAATTCGTTAATATCTGCGCCATAGTAAGCACCTTCTACAGGGGCAAAGAATGAACATTCAAATTCTTGCTCGTACTTGTCTGCACCCATTTCTTTTTTAGCTGACTCTAACTCATATTCATCTAAAATCTTAGTTTTTGATGCTTTAAATTCTAGCAGATTCCAACCTACCTCACCTGACATTGCTTTATCGCGCAATGTTTTGAAGTGATTAGAGCCTTTAGGTGTACCAATAAACATCACCCACCCTTTACGATCAGCAATACAAGGTCTAACAATTTCAGTAAATAGGTTAGGATTAATATCGGCAATCTCATCGATAATTACGCCATCAAGGTAAATACCTCGAAGTGCATCAATTGAGTCTGCACCATAAAGCGATATTCTACGATCCATAAAGTCTACACGCAATTCTGCAATATTTGCCTTTGCATCCAATGGTCTTGTGTATTCTGTCAGATAATCCCAAGCTACTCTTTTAGCTTGTGCGTAAGTTGGTGCAATATAACCAAATCTAGGTTTTGGTTTGTCGCACATTAACGCGCTATGGATAAGTTGTGTTATAGCTGATACCGTTTTACCCATCCTACGATGAGCAACAACCACAGTAAAGCGATGCTTGTCTACACTATTGTGTATCAGCTCTTGTGGTACTCTTGGTCGGTAACCTATATCAACAGTTTCCTCTTGGAAGTCCTGTTCTGCTAGATTATTCATCTTTTGGTTTATTGAGTCCTATTCCTGTAATAACATTAATAGCTAAAGGTGCATCTACACTACCCTCAATCTCTGTTGATGACAAGTCAGGTAATGATTTTTTAAGTAAAATTTCAATGGCTTTTAGTCGTGCTGGTGATAAATCTTCTGTTGCACCAATAGCACAGTTTTGTAAGACATTAATTAGCTGTGATGCCTGGATCTTTGTCCTAACTTCATCTTGATGTCTTTTTTTTAATCTTGCTGCCATGATCCTTCCTTAATTGTTCCATTCGTCTTAGCCTAGCTTCCCTAGACATTGTAATCCATTGGTCTAAATCTTCATATGTTCTGTAACAGCTCACACATCTTGGTTCACCACCAGTAGTGTCTACTATACGGCATACACCTGTACATGGCGAATCATCTACCACTTTACTTTATTCGCCCAATAGGCGGCTGACATTTTTCCTTTTGCTATGTTTTTAGCGTGTCTTGCTTTAAATGACTTTTGTCTAGCAGTAGGCTTTTTATCGCCTGTTACACCCTGTTGACCAAAGCGTATTGTTTTTACTTTATTGCCTTCTTTAGCTACAACTACATGACTCTTCTTAGGATGGTTTGGTGTACGTTTTGGTTTATTGTAACCTGATACGCCTGCTCTTGTAAGCCTAGAGTCTTTAGCCATACTATTTTGCTTTTGGTTTTTTGTGTGTTAATACTTTGCTACTTGCTGTATGCGTAGCACCTGACATTAACTTCCCATTAGTCTTATGTGTTTTACCTTTGTAAAGTTTACCATTTGGTAAGTAATGTGCGACACCTTTAGCCATTATAAATTAATCCCCTTTTTTTCTTGGCGTTGTATGCGGAAACAACCCAAATCAATAATAAAGAAACTATAGTGATGTGTATTTTTGCTATCATCCACTTTTTTATCTTCATAAAATTCAAAACCAAATTGCATGCCCCAAAAAATATGCCATGACCACATTATAGTATTCCTCTTGACTTCTGTATAAACTGTATTTGATTAGCTACCTCTTCTGATATAGGTGGAAACAGTTCAGGTGCTTTACCCATCTCTAGTATACCCATTGCATTAGATAATGGGTTAGCTGTTTTTCTCAAATCTTTTGTAAATTTAGGGGATAATGTTCCTGAATATAGTTTTCTCATATAATCATCACCTAATAAATCATATACAGGTATATCGTCTACACCTAGTGATCCACCGTAAGTCATATTCTTATAGGCTCTATCGTAAGCAGGATGGTAAGTCACATCGGATAGTGTTAACTTATCTACATCAGGTACATCCAATAGTGTATTGCCTGCTCTATACTGTGGAAGATTTTTTAACCTTGCATCTAGAACTGCACCTCTAACATCATCAAAGTTATAGCCAAGTTGTTTTTGATACTTTTGATTTTCCATACGCTTGGCAAATGCTTTTCTGTATTTACCACCTAATTTTAATTGCTCACGACCTTCAGGTGTCATGATACCTTTCCAATTAGGAACATCTTCACCTTTAGAAAGACCTATACCCTTTCTCATTTCATCATCTAAATCTTTAATTAATTCTTTTGTCATACGACCATTATCTACAAACTGTGTTAACACTTCAGATGTCATATTAGAAAAGTATTCAGGTCTACCTGTAACATTAGACATTGTTTCAGGCATGACGATGACCTTACCTGATCCACCTAATGACTTATTGTAATCACGAGCTACATTAACTTTTTCTACAAGTGCTTGTGCCTGACCTTTATTCGATGCATACCCTAGCAAGTTATCATAGATGATTGGATCACGAGCATATTGAAATCCACCTGTAGTCATAACAGGGTTAGGCAATCCAAAGTCAGACACACTATCAATCAAGAATCCTCTAGTGGTAGCATCACTTGGAATGAACACTATAGATGATCCTGCTAGATCTTTTCCTGGAATAATTTTTTCAGGTATTAATTTAGTTTCTTGTTTACCTGTGAACCTATTTCCAACAAGTGGGTTAGGGTTAGTTGCTGTATTCACTAGAAACTGATTAGGAAATTTGCTTACAGTTCCAAGCATTCCTGCTACTTTAGACATTGGATTAACCAAGTCCATTGCACCTTCAGGCGTTGTCAGGTTTTGTAGTGATTGATCAAGACTTCTGTTGACTGCTTCACTTACATTATCACCGCGCAAGTATGCAGATAATGGAGTATCTTGTTGTGTGTACCAATCTAACAACCCATTCAAACTAGCCATGATTACTTCTTCTTGGCTTTATTCTTTTTAGATTTAGGGAATCCTTTCTTCATGTTAGCGTATGCTTTGTCCGATATAGTGGATTTACTTTTTGGTCTGCTTATTCCCTTTTTTTTACGAGCATTGATATTAGCATATAGTCCTTTTGACATTATTAATATCCTAACAATCTTAAAATTTGATTCATTCCCTTGTTTGGTGTTTGCTGATCATAAATTTTTTGTTGTTGCTGTTCAACATACTCAAGCAAATATTGTTTTTCAGGGTCGCTTAAATTCTCAAAATCAACAGGCGCATTACTTCCCATGTTCAAAGGTGTATTTCCTCTTTCAATCAACTGATTTAAGATTGGATCTGTTTGACCAGGCATAGATGCAGAAGCTAGCATTGTTTCTCTGCTACTCAACTGACCAAATGGATCAGCGCCAAGAAGACTCACTTCGTTTCCACCATTCATTTTTTGCAATAACGCTAACTCGTTCATGCTTAATTGTCCAAACGGATTATATCCCATCATTTCTTTTTTCCTT